AATGATCTCCGCCAGTGCGTGGAGATCGCGTTGGGCGAGGCGACCGAGTACCGCGAGACGGATACCGAGTTCATCTATGGGACGTCCCGCGAGGCCGGCGGCATGCTCGGGCGGGGCGACGGCTCGTATGGCTCGGCGGCCGTCAAGGCCATGACCACGATGGGCATCGCCTCGCGTGAGATGCTGGGCTCCGACGGGGCATACAGCGGCTCTAGGGCCAGGTCTTGGGGCCGCACCGGGGTTCCGTCGGCCATCAAGGAGAAGGCCGCCCCGTTCAAGCTGGGTTCCGCCGTCAAGGTTACGACATGGGATGAGCTTGTCGCCTCGCTCCGCAATGGTAGCCCCGTCACGATCTGTTCCAATCAGGGATTCGACACGCCCCGGGACAGCCAGGGGTTTTGCCACCCGTGGGGCTACTGGCCGCATTGTATGTTCATCTCGGGCATCCGGTTCGACCGGCCCGGCGCGTGCGTCTGTCAGAGCTGGGGGCCTAATCAGCCGTCCGGCCCGACTGCCCTCGATCAGCCGTTATTCTCGTTCTGGGCTGAACGCCGCGTGATCGAGCGAATCCTGCGGGCCGGCGACTCGTGGGCGATTTCCGGCAGCCCCGATTTCGCGAAAAAGCGTGTCCTCCCCGGCGGCTGGCTCCGTCACCTTTGGCCATTCTGAGAACATATCATCATGTCCAGGATCAATCTCCCCCCCGGCGTCTATACCGGGGGGATTCCGGCCGGCTACGTGCTCGGGATCACGGGCGAGGGGAACTATATCGAGCCCCCTGCGGGGCCGAGGACGCTGGGGGATCTCCTGCCGGCCGGGCCCTCGAACCAGCCGCAGGCAGCCGCCCAATCGGCAGTCGGGCCCGCCCTCGCTTGGGTGGCTGGCAAGCTGAAGTCCGCGGCCCCCGTCGTCGTCGGCATCGCGCTGGCGCTGGCTGCCGTCTCCGCAGTCCTCCGCGCCGTCCCGCACACTCCTGCCCGCCCGGATTGGATGCCCGCGGAGGAGATCGGCCGTCCCGCGGAGCCGGCGGCAAGCGAATGGCGGCCCCTGCCTTATGCCCCCGGCTGGGAAGGCTACGGGCGGGACGTGGACGGGAAATTCATGATCGAGACATGGCGGAGGGCCGAGGCAGCCGCCCAGGCCGAGGCGCAGCCGGCCCCCGTCGTGCCGGTCCAGTATGCGACCCAGCCGGCCTATTACGCGACCGGCCCCCAGCCCGTCTACCTCTACCGCGGCTCGGCGTGCCGGGTCGTGAACGGCCGCTATACCTGCAACTAGGACACATCCCGAGCCCCCGCGGTGAGGGCGGAGGCCCCTATTCTCGGCGGAATAGGGTCAACCTCCGCCCTCCTTTTGCTCCCACCAGCCGCCCAATTGGGTGGCTGTCCCCTCCCTCTGATCATATCTCGCCGCTCAATCATGCTTTCACCCGAGATTGACGAGCCGACGCGGCTTGCCGTCCGGAATCCGTCCGATGAACTGGCGGTTTCGGAGGGATGCCGGTTCATCCCCGAGTTCGCCGACAGGCCGATCCGGTTTCTGGAGCGGTTTTGCCGTCAATCTCAGGGCAAATGGGCCGGAAAACCGCTAAAAATCCTGCCCTGGCAGGCCGAATTTCTCCGCCCGCTGTACGGCTGGCGGAGGCCCGATGGAACCCGGCGATTCCGCACAGCCTACCTGGAAGTTCCGAAAAAACAGGGAAAATCGACCCTTTTGAGCGGTTTGGGCCTCGAACACATCGTTGCGGGCCGGGAACCCGCCGCGGAAGTCTATATATGTGCGGTTGATCGCTCTCAGGCGGGCATCATCTACGGCGAGGCGGCCCGGATGGTGGCCAAATCGCCCGATTTATCGAGCCGGCTGGAGGCCATCCCGAGCAAAAAGACGATCGTTTTCGCGGCCAACGAGTCGAAGTTGGAGGCCCTTTCGGCTGATGTGCCGAGCAAGGACGGCCTAAACGCCTCGCTCGTGCTCTTCGACGAGCTTCACCGGCAGCCGAATTCCGCGATGTACGACATCATGCGGTACGCGGGGGCCGCGAGAGAGCAGCCGCTTCATATCGACATCACGACCGCGGGCGAAGACGAGGCCGGCGTATGGTTCGACCGCCGATTGCACAGTGAACAGGTCAATGCCGGCCTCCGCGAGGACACGTCCCATCTCGGGGTCATCTACCGGGCGGACAAGGACGACGATTTCGAGAGCCCGGAAGTCTGGCGGAAGGCGAATCCCTCGCTCGGCGTGATCCTGTCGGAGGACGCCTTCGGACGCGAGTTGAAGGAGGCCCAGCGAAGCGATATCGCGTGGGCGAACTTCCTGCGCCTGCGGCTGGGCGTCGTGATCAGCACGTCCATCCGGTTCGTCAACCCGGTTGCCTGGGCGGCTTGCACGGGGGAGCCGATTGACCCCGATTCGCTGATCGGAAGGCCCTGCTTCGGCGGCCTTGACCTGTCGATGACCACCGACTTATCGGCCTATGTGCTGATTTTCCCCGACGAGCGGGACGGCTGGATCGTGCTCTGCCGCGCGTGGTGTCCCGAAGAGCGGGCCATCGACCGAGAGCGGGAACAAAATACGCCCTATCGCATGTGGTCGCAACGCGGATTTATTAGCTTGAACCCCGGCAATGTGATAGATTATACATGGATAGAAGATCAAATCGTTGAAGACGCGAGCAAGTACCGCATCCAAAAGCTTCTCGCGGACCAGTGGAACGCCACCCACCTCTGTGTTTCGCTGCAAAATCGGGGCATCCCGGTTGAATTCCTCGGCCAGCGTTTCTCCGACCTGACCGGCGCGACGAAAGAGCTTGAGCGACGCATCTTGCTCGGTCGGATTCGCCACGGCGGCAACCCACTCCTCTCCTGGGCGGCTGGCAACGCGATCACTGAGCAGGACAGCAACGGCAATATCAAGCTGTCCAAGAAAAAGTCCAAGGACCGCATCGACCCGATGGCGGCCCTCGTGAATGCCACGGCGGCATCGATGAGCGACGTTGCTCCCCAGGCGGAACCTCGAATCAGGTTCATATAATTGCCGAAGATCCGCAAGCGAATGCCGAGAGTCGAGCCCCGATCCTACGGGATGGGCCCCGGCGCGCTCACACCCGGCATGATGGTCGGCCCCGGCTCGCTCTCCGGTGTGTGGATCACGCCCGAGACCGCCCTCACGTTCACGGCGGTCTATGCGGCGATCCGGGTTCTCTCCGAGGACACCGCCAGCCTTCCGCTTCAGGTCTATCGTGCGACCGGAAAGGGCCGAAAGCCACAGAAGGATCACCCGGTCAATCGACTCCTGGCCACGTCGCCGGACGGCGAAGTTACGTCGATGAGCTTTCGCGAGGCCCTCATGGGGCATTGCCTTGGCTGGGGCAACGGCTACGCCGAGTTGGAATGGTCCAGGGGCGGCGAATTACTCGCGATGCACCTGCTTCCGCCCGGACAGACCGAGCCGAAGCGGCGGCCCGATAAGAGCCTGTATTACGAGACGAAAGACGGTTCTGAAACCAAGTCGCTCCGCCCCGATCAGGTCTGGCATCTGGCGGCCATCGGGTATAACGGGCTGTCGGGGTACTCTCCGATCCGGCTTGCTCGCGATGCGGTCGGGCTGGGCAAGGCGGCCGAGGCGTTCGGGGGTTCGTTTTTCGGCAATTCGGCCATCCCGAAAGGGGCCCTCGAAGTCCCGACAACGCTGTCCGACAAGGCAGCCGCCCAATTGCGGGACGATTTCCAGTCGATCCACGGCGGAGTGGCCAACGCCCATCGCCTGATGGTCCTCGAAGGCGGCGCGAAATGGGTCAACACCCAGGTCAACCCCGAGGACGCTCAGTTTCTCTCCACCCGACAGTTTCAAGTCGTCGAAATCGCCCGGATCTTCCGCCTTCCGCCCCACAAGCTTGGCGACTACTCGCAAGCCCACCTCGCAAACGTCGAAGCATCGAACCTTGACTATTTGGTCACCTGTTTGCGCCCCTGGCTGGTCCGGATCGAGGAATCGGCCAATCTTCGGCTGTTCTCCGAGGCCGAGCGGGCTGCCGGATACCACGTCAAGCACGACATGCGGGCTCTCCTCCGCGCGGCCTCGAAGGATCGCTCGGATTATTACACGAAAATGCGTGATCTCGGCGTCTATACCGTCGATGAGATCCGCGAGCTAGAGGGGTTGAACCCGATCGGCGAAGAGGCCGGCGGGAATGCCCGGTTCGTGCAGTTGAACATGACCACATTGGAGATGGCAGCACATCCGCCGGAGCCGACCGCGGAGCCCCCTGCGGAGCCCCCTGCGGAGCCCGGAGAGCAGCCACCCAGCGAGCCAGACGGCGACGAGCCTGCGGCGGCTAATGAGCCCGATGGCGACGAGCCGAAGCCCGCGCCGAAGCCGAAGCGCACCGACCTGCATTGGGCGGCTGACTATCGCACCATGATGGAGCCCTCGAATGCCTAATCCCAACGCACCCGAGCGGCGAATCCTCCCAGCCGGCGTCCCATCGCTCAAGATCGAGAAACGCGACGGCCAGCCGGACAGGATTATTGGCTTCGCGGCCGTTTACAACCTGTTCAGCGAGGATTTGGGCGGGTTTCGCGAGCGGATCGCCCCGGGATCGTTCGCCGAAGTGATCAAGAATTCCGATGTCCGGGCACTTGTGAATCATAACCCCGATTTGATCCTCGGCCGGACGAAGGCGGGAACCCTCACCCTTCGCGACACGCCGCAAGGGCTGTGGATGGAGATCGACCCGCCCGATTCGGATCTCGCGCGGCATTACATGGGCGCGATTCAGCGGCGGGACATTACTGGACAGTCATTCGCTTTCATCGTCGGCGAAGGAAACGACCGATGGGAGCGAGACGAAAGCGGGGCGGTTACCCGGACGATCACGGGATTCCGCGATCTCCTGGACGTTGGCCCGGTCGTCTATCCGGCCTACCCCGATACGTCGGTTGCGGCCCGGTCGCTTGACGCCTTTCTGGCCTC